CAGTAAAAGAAATACCTGCATCATTCCCAGCAGAAAGAATAGTTACTATCCTTCCATGACTGAGAGCAACAGCTCCACCATCAGCTAACGCACCACCTATAGTAAGTGCTGCGTTATTTCCAACTGAGGCTGCTGCAGATATCCCATCAGCATCTAAGGCTACTGTGTCAGCAGTAATAGTTACTGCATTAACATCTGATTTACCCATTGTTTGCTCCTAATTTAGATAATACCTGTAAGGTTAATTAATGAGTAGTCAGTAGTTACATTAACAATCATAACTGTACCAATTACTTGTATTACATCTCCTGCTGCTGGTCCAACTGCACCTGCTGCACCTAATGGTACTGCATGGTTACCGACAACAAGTGTTCCTGAAGTCAATACTGTAGCTGGTCCTGAAACTGAAAACCATCCATAAGCACTAGCAGCCATGTCAACTACTGTTACACCTAGTGTAGCACCTGTAGTTGTAGCAGCTTGGACAATTTGACCACTTCTTGGATCAGGAATTAAAGTTATTCTTGAAGCTGTTGTTATAGCTGTTGCTAAATCATCGTAGCAAGTAATAACAATAGAAGGATCGGATGAATGATCATGTGCTGGATTAGATTTAATTCTAAGCATTTGACCTTCACCTGCTGCATCATTTACATAAAGATAACCATTTGCATATTGGTTAAGTGTTATGTCAGTACCTGCGGTCTCAACTGATATTGCAGTTTCTCCAGCAGCTACAGCTGCGGTTGGTGTTAAATCAAAGTGATGAGCAATTGAAGCAGCGTGTGTAACACACTTACCTGCTGTAACAGCAGTTGCTGCTAATCTACCATAAGCATAAACAGTATTACCGTAAAGTAATCTACTGCCTAAAGGAAATAGTTGAGTAAGTCCTGAAGTAAAAGGATCAACGGTACCGTATTGGCTTCCGCCCTTACCTACGATAAGGTCAGCAGGACCATACCCTGTTGCTGCTACATACTGAGTATGTCCACCAGCATCAGTAAAGATATTACCATCTGCGTTGATTACCAACCCATCTGTTATCGCACCTGTTGTTGAATTTGTATCAATGGTTTTAAAGCCATTTTCGGACCTGACTGGTCCATTAAAAGTTGAATTAGCCATTATTAAGTCTCCTTAAATTAATCTATTGTCTTGGCAAAGTCTGCTAGGACAGTCAATAGAAGTTATAAAATCCCTAGTTTTTAAAACAGAAAAAAGGGCAATAGAATTAACTATTGCCCAATTTATCTTAGCTGCTACCCGGTGATCCGTAGACCCCTAGATAATCGCTTACTCCAAACGAGTAACGCTCTCTAGCTTTATAACGTACATTTCCGGTGTCAAAGTCACCATCCATAGAAGTTTCTAAAGCTGTCCTTTGGAACATTTTCATTCCATTAGGTACATCAGTAATAATGAAGAAAGCATTAGTATCTGTTAAATAGTGATTAACAAAATAACCTTCTGGAATTGCTCCATTATTCATAATAGCGTTAAGATCATTATCAGAAGTTCCAACTCTGCCAGTTGTCTCTAAGAGACGAGTAGCAGTAAATTGCAACGCTGAAGGTATAATCAAACGTTTTGGTCTAGCAGCAACCAAAAGTCCACGTTCATCCTTGTATCCGCCAATATCAATTATTGCGTTTTCAAGTGAAGTTTCATTAAGGTCGGTAGCTGTTACAGGACGGTTATTATTCTTACCGCCATCTACCAATGGGTGTCCATCACCACCAGTTACTCCGTCTCCATCAGCAGTAAATAGATTAACTCCATCTCCTGATTGAAAAGAAGCAGAAAATCCATTGTTTAATGGATTAACAGCTTTCACTTGTTTAGTGTAAGCCATTGCTCTAGCTAGTGCTTTTGTGTATCTAGCAGAAAGAGAGTCATAGAGGTTATCCTCCATAGCTTCTTCTGTAATACTAAAGCCCATTGCTATAGTTTCATGGTTGTAACGAGATGTGTAAGATTCTTGTGCTGAATCATAACTGATTGCAGAACCTTCATTCTTAACTGGAGCTGCATCAAATCCACTCAACTTTACTTCTTCTTCGAAAGATCGATCAGAATTTTCAGTATCGTATATTGCTGCGTGCTCATCATCATAACCCGTGTATTCATCGCCAAAGAGTGCATTCAGTCCCGGAAGCAACTCTTTGAGCATCTGTGCTCTTGATATAGCCATTTATATACTCCGATTAAATACCAGCGGTATTTAGATATTGATGCCCTACATTGAATTTAACAATGACATCTGTAAATGAATCACCAACAGAACTATCCGGACCATCGACAAAATCGATAATACGAAGAGGAAGAGTAGCTGTAGTTGCTACGATAGTTGAACTATCGACTGCATTCCTGCTACGTCCAATATCTGTTGAACCTGCGGTCTGAACCATTGAAACGTTATTACCTATAGCTGTTTGAGCTAAAGTAGCGTCACCTTGCATTTTCATAAGAACATGAGGATCATCTAAAACATAAGCATTAATATCATCCGAAGCTGTTGAAGCTGGATAAAATTGTGAATATGTAGGTTGTTTAGTAGTTGGATCAGTGTAAGAACATCCCATAAACACACCCGTAGTGGTTAATGCGGTTGTTCCTGCATCTTTTTCTATTGTTCCTGCTGCGACTGTTTTTACAAAGTCACCGTAGAAAATAGCGGTGCCGTAATTATTAGCTATCTTTAAATGTCTAACTTTTCCTGTAAAGGAACCGCTAGAACTTAAAGTGCCAATAGGTTCTGCACCAGAGGGAGTTGCCGTTGCTGACATATTTTTTCTCCGATTAAAATTAAATAAAGCTTTTCTTAAAAACTATTAAGAATTGCCACCAAATTTGACCTTCGTACTCCTTTCTGTATTTAACAGTGGCATACGAGAATCATTTTCTCGTAGATAATTTCTATCAACACCTTCCATTTGGTTTTGTGCCTGTTGCCGATAATACTCAGACCTACCATCCATTGTTTTTCTTGGAGCTTTACATAAAAGTAAACCTCCAATTTCAATGTTTCCTTTTTTAGCAAACTCTGATCCATAATCAGATTGAATTTTTAGTTCTGGATGATTCTCAGATAACACTGGTTCCCAACCTTCACGAAAACGTGTTGAAACGTTTATGTTGTCGGATTCTCCAAGTATTTGAGTTCTAACCCATCTAAAAACCCAACCATCTTGAGGGATGGGAGTAGGTAATAAAGATTGAGGTACAAAGTTATCAGAAGGACGGGTGTCGTCTTTTCTTTCATCTACTTCTCTAGGTGCACGCTTATCGACTACATTTTCGTTTGTGTCGTTTTCATATATATCAGACATTTTTATTTCTCCTTAATGAGTTCTTTAGCATATCTTTCTGGACTAAGCCCAAGTCGCCTTGCGAGAGCCACTTGAGTTGAAGTTAACTGCACTTTGCGGGATTTGCTACCGTTGTTTCGAGTAGATGGAGCAACCACCGATTGGATATTTCTGGATGTCGCAGTTTCAGCAATTTCATTGCTTTCTTCGTTTGATTCCATCCCGAAATAATCAGGGAAACGAACACGCATACGCTTGCTCACCTCCTCATAATACTTATCTGACTGTGGCGATACACCTTCTTTAGTAATTAAAGTTTCGTGTATTCCGTATGCCAAAGCCGTCATTTCTTTTTGATCTTCTGAACCAAACCACGGATTTTCTTTTAACCAAGAAACTGCCTTTTGATCAATAGGCGGTGCTTGTTGTGGCATTGGTTGTTGTTGCATTGGAGCATTTTGCTGTTGAGGTGCTTGTTGTTGCTGCACCTTTTGTCTTGCAAAATGATCATCTGCTACTTTTAATTCTTGTTGAGCCTTTAACATTTCTTGCGTAGCATTAGTTAAATTATCAGCATCACCATCTTCATAAGATTTCTTATGAAAGTCTTTAGCTTGTTGTAACTGTGCTTCAGCTTTTGCTTTAACTTGAGACATTAACGCACTTTCGCCACGTTGGACTAAAGCTTGTAATCTTCTATTTTCTTCTGCTTGTTGTTTAGCAAAATTTACAGATTCATCTCTAAGTTTTTCTGCTGCTTCTTTAGCTCTTCTTTCTTCGTGCCATTCGTATTTAAGTTTTCCAATACGTTTTTTTACACGATCATCAACATTATCAATTTCATTTTCTAAATCTTCTTGATCTGATGTTTTTTGTTCATTTGAACGAGGTGTCTTACGATCTAGTTCAGGTCTGTCATCAATAATTTCTACATCAAAATCAGATTCTTCTTCGTTATTAGAAACAACAGTATTTTTAATACCTAAAAACTTTTCTTCTCTTGAAGAAGGTTCTTCTGCTACAGGCTCTTGTTGTTCTACAAATTCTTCGTTTGTACTCATGCTTTTACTACTCCTCTTGGGTCTTCAACAACAGCTTCTACACTGTCATCATTTATTAATCGAAATTCTTTTCCATGTACTAAAAATCTAGTACCTGAATAAGAACGCATTATTATCCAATCACCTTCTTTACAATAAGCTCCGTTTGGAAAACGTTTCTGATCTCCATAAGCGTCTGGACCTAATTTCATTACAAATCCACAAATTGATCCAACAGATTCTCTTTCTACATAAGCAGCAGCTTTTATAATGCCACCTTCTGTTTTTTCTTCTGTTTCAGGTAATGCTATTAATATTCGATAACCAACAGGTTCTGGTAGTTGTTTTGCTTTTTTGTCTTCTTCTTGCGTTGAATCAGACTTTTCTATTTCTATATCTTTTATAGCTTCCATAGTTTCCTTTTATTGCACAAGTTAAGGACTTGAGACCTTGCATCATTATGATGTTATTGTTCACCTCTTTCAACTAAATCAAGAAGATCACGTTCTATTAAAGCTAAACCAGCAATGACCCCTGTCATATACTTGTAGTCGCTAAAATCTTTGCAGCTCCCTCCACTGATAGCGTCTGAATGATCATTCATTCGTTCTCTGATCATATTTCGTAACGCATCAGGAAAATTTTCTAAACTTATATCGTTCATTTATCTCTATGTAATATATCTTGTGCTATTTCTTTTCCTATCTTAGCACCTTCTATTTTTTCTTTACTACTTATATCAGCTTGTTCTGTAGCTAACTTAGCAGCTATATTAGCACTTGTTATTCTTTCTTGTGAAGCTAAACGTTCTAACTCTGTTGCAGCTACTACTTTAGATTTTGTTAAATCATTAGCTAATTTTTCTGCATCTGATTTCATTTTAGCTTGTACTTGAGATTCTCTTATATCAAGTTCACGTTCACGTTGTTGTATAACAGGGTCTTTCATTTTAGCTTGTATTTTTTCTTGTCTTTCTTCTGCTAAGTCTTTACCTAACACTTTCTTAGCTGCTTCTGAAACTAATTGAGACAGTCTCAATTCTATGTCTTCAGGTAACTTTTCATCTGGTGGAGGTAATGGAACGCCAAGTTGTTCTTCTATTTCTTTACGATATTGGAAAGAAATATGTTCTGTAACGTGTTCAGAAAAAGCCGCTAAAATAGCATTAGCATTAGGACTCTGACCAATCATTTTCTTAATCTTAGGATCATCAGCCATAGCCATATGAGTTATAATATGAGCTTCATGGTCTTGATACATAAATGATTTAACTGGTTTTTCATTAAGCATGTTCATGTTTTCAGAAACAGGATTTGTAGGCTCAATATCATCATCTAAAGGAATAATACTTTCTGGATCACGAATTCCTAACGTTTCTAACATCTGTCTATGCAGTTCTGGCAAGTTGTACATCTGAGGTGCTTGTTGTGCTAACTGTAAAGCTGCTTGATATTGCATAATTCTTTGTGCAGTAGTAGAAGCATTAGGGTCAGATACAGGTATTACGTCTATTTTGTTGTCAAAATCCTCTGGAAGTAGCTCTTGTCCTTCTATAGCGTACGGATATTCCGTTGGACCAAAATCTTTTATGATTCCTGAAAGAATATTCAATTCTTTCTTCATAGAAGCGTGTATTCTGGCTTGAACCGACCCCATAACCTTCATAGAACGCTCTAAAATAGCTAATGTAGTGCCAACAGGTGCTTGATTGCTCATATCTGCAACCTTCATATCGGCTACTGAAGCAAATCTTCTTCCTTCTTCAACTAAACTGTCCAATAATTGATAAAGAACGGCTGATGGCTCTTTATATGGCAAGAAAGTGATGTTATCTCTTATAGCACCACCGGGAACGTCCACATCTCTGAACTCTCCGGGCATTATAGGGGTGTCATCACCCTTAATTCTTAGTCCTCTTGCTTTTAAACCACCGGGTAAGTTGGAAAGCGTACCCGCATCTACCAATTGTCTTAATAAACTTGTCGCAGATTTTGCTATACCACCAATTAAATGTATCAGACCAAAGCCATAAAAGCCTAATCCGGGCAAATATTGATAATGAACAAAATGTTGTCGAGACATCTTCTGTTCGTCTTCTTCATACCAATTTCTGCGAATTGATAGAATCTTACGAGAAGACAAGTCTACGGTAACAATATAAGGCAAAGCTATGCCAGTAGGCTCTCCGTCCTTTAAATCTGGAAATTCCATTAAATCCAGATCAACCATCATTTCCAACAACGTATGTCGTTGATCGTAATCGTAACTTGCACTATCTCCAGTTAATTGATCATATTTTTCTTTAATATCGCTTAAATCAGGAGAAGGACTATCTAATTCAATGTCTTTATAAAAACCATTTACTTGTAATTTTCTTACTTCATTAGAAGTTTTCTTCATTATGTGCGTAGCACGTTCGCAAGTTGTTAGATCAGAAGCACCGTAACTAACTACAAAATCTTCAGCAGGTACAAACATAGAACATGGTCTGTTCATATTAGGATCAAAGTAAACTTTGCGAAAAGCAGAACCTGCTAATGGTAAGTTAAACAGTAATTTTTCTGTTTCACTGCGGTATTCGGTCATCTTGTCTGTTAATAAATAGTTAAGATAATCTTTAACACGACTGGCTTGTTGTTCTTTTTCAGAAGTTATAGTGCCTACTACTTTTGTTCTTACTGGTCCTTTAGCTGGAAAAACTTCTGATATAGCTTGTGCTTGAAATCTGACTACTGCTTCTGTTAATAA